GGGCATCCTCTACACGGACGCCCCGGCGAACGGCGAGGCCGACAGCGTGGAGGCGATGGACACGATCCAGCTTGAGCGGAACATGCTCCTCACCATGCCGGGCGGCTGGAAGATGTCCCAGGTCGACCCGAAGCAGCCCGTCACGACATACGGCGAGTTCAAGCACGAGATCCTGAACGAGATCGCAAGGTGTCTTTCGATGCCCTACAACATCGCTGCGGGGAACTCGTCGGGCTACAACTACGCTTCGGGACGCCTCGACCACCAGACGTACTACAAGTCGCTCAAGGTGGACCGGGCGTTCATGGAGGCGGAGATACTCGACCGGGTGTTCGAGGCGTGGATGCGCGAGTGGTCGCTTGCGACCGCTACGCAGCTCGACGCCTGCGACTGCCGGCACGTGTGGTTCTGGGACGGACAGGAACACGTGGACCCCGCGAAGGAGGCGAACGCGCAGGAGAAGCGGCTTCTCAACAAGACCACGACCTTGGCGGCGGAATACGCCCGCCAAGGCAAGGACTGGGAGACCGAGCTTCGGCAGATAGCCAAGGAAAGGACGCTCATGAAGGAACTCGGCATAGACGATGTTCCAAACAAGGACGATTCTCAAGACGAAAACGAAGGAGAAGAAGATGGGAAAGACGAGTGAATATCTCGAAATAACCGCCGCGAAGGATGGCGGAGACGGGAAGCACAAGGTGGCGGGGCTCGCCTACGGAGGCGGCAAAATGCGGCTCTTCGGATGGTCGAAGCCTGTGGTCGTAGACCTCTCCGGCATGACGGTTCCGGAATCCGTGCCGCTTCTCGCGAACCACGAGAACCACACGCTTGGGCGCGTGGGCGTGGTGAACGCCAAGGCGGAGAACGGGCACCTCGCAATCGCCGGCGAAATCGTCGCCGGAGGCGAACTCGCCGAGGCGATAGTCGCCCAGGGCAAGGCGGGCGCGGACTGGCAGCTCTCGATAGGAGCGGAGGTCGAAGCCGCCGAGCTTGTGCAGGAAGGCAAGCGGAAGGTGAACGGAACGGAACACGAAGCGCCGTTCTACCACGTCACGAAATCGACATTGCGGGAGGTCAGCGTAGTCGCCGTGGGCGCAGACCGCTCGACGCACATGACAGTCACGGCACAACTGCAACTGAAAGGAAACTCCATTATGGAACCTGAAGTGACCAACAAGGAGACGAAGCCCGTCGAGGCGGCTTCTCCCGCCAACCCTCCGGCTGCGCCAGCGGCTGTGCCGACGGACACCCCCAAGACGGTGACCGCGTCCGCGCCCGCCGCGCAGCCTTCCGAAACGCCGAAGACCGTCGTCGCGGCGGCCGCGCCCGCCCAGGAGCCCGCGCCCGACGCGAAGGCAATCGCGGCGGAGGCTATCAAGGCCGAGCGCGAGCGCGTCGCGATGATCAAGGGCGTGTGCGGCGGCGAGTTCGCGGACATCGAGGCGAAGGCAATCGCCGAGGGATGGGACCGCAACCGCGTGAACGAGGAAGTCCTCAAGGCGTACCGTGCCAAGCAGCCCACGACCTCCGCGCCAGCTGTTACGGTGAAGAAGTCCGGCATGACCGAGAAGACGCTTGAGGCGGCGCTCTCGCTCCGCGCGGGGATCGACGGCGACACGCTCGCGAAGGACATGGGCGAGGAGACCGTCGAGGCCGCGATGAAGGACTGCGACATCCCGCTCCAGGGCGTCCTCGCCGAGTGCATGAGGCTTGAGGGGATGAACGTCCCGCGCACCTTCGACAACTCCGCTATCAAGGCCGCGTTCTCGACGGTGTCGCTCCCCGGCATCCTCTCGAACGTCGCGCAGAAGAAACTTCTGCAGGCGTATCGCGCGCAGCCCATAATCGCGACGAGCCTCTGCACGTCCGCCGACCTCTCCGACTTCAAGGAGAACCAGCGCTTCCGCCTCACTGACATCGGCGACCTGAAGCCAGTCGGCGCGGACGGCGAGATCAAGGACGGCGGCGTCAGCGAGGAGAAGGCCGTGAACCAGCTTGACACCTACGCCAAGAAGTTCTGCCTTACGCGCAAGATGATCATCAACGACGACCTCGGCGCGTTTCTCAAGGTCCCGACCGCGATGGGCAACCGTGCGGCCCGTCTCGTCGACCAGCTCTTCTTCGAGCGCCTAATGGCGAACCCGACGATGGTTGACGGCAAGCCTCTCTTCTCGTCGAACCACAAGAACCTCCTGACGGGCGCGACGTCGGCGCTTTCCGCCGACTCGCTCAAGAAGGCCATCAAGGTGTTCCTCGACCAGACTGACGCGGACGGACAGCCGGTGAACGTGGAGCCGAGCATCCTGCTCGTCCCGACGGCATTGAAGTTCCTTGCGGTCGAGCTCACTCGAGGCGCGGCGCTCATGATGTCCGGCGGAGCGGAGCAGACGATCCGCCCGACTCTCAACGTCCTCGCCGACCAGAATCTGCAGATCGTCTCCAGCCCGTACCTCTCGAACACGAAATACGCGGGCGCGAGCGACACCGCGTGGTACCTCTTCGGCAAGCCGGGAACGGTGGACACCTTCGAGATCGGCTACCTCAAGGGCAAGCGCACGCCGACCGTTGAGCGCGGCGACCTGGACTTCAACGTCCTCGGCATCTGGTTCCGCGTGTACTTCGACGTGGGCATCCGCGAACAGGACCATCGCGGAATGGTCAAGTCCAACGGGGCCGCGGCCTAGACAATCTCTGGCCCGCGCCGCCGGAGGCAGGTTTCTTTGCTTGTTTCTTTCCCTGCCACGGCGGACGGGCCGCTTAATCTTCAAACGAGAAAGGATTGCACAAAATGGATGCAAGATATGTTCAGAGAGGCGACGCCATCGACCACACGCCGATGGCGGACGTCGCGGCGGGAGACATCGTCGTTCTCGCCAACAAGGTCGTCGGCGTCGCCAAGCTCGACATCAAGGCTGGCGAACTCGGCGCACTCGCATTGACGGGTGTGTACGAAGTCGCCAAGGCGACCGGCTTCGCCGTCGCGCCCGGCATGGAGGTCGGATGGAATCCGGCCACCAAGCAGGCCGTCGCAGCAGGCGCGTCCGGCTCTGTGAAACTCGGTCATGCGGTCGCGCTTGCCGCTGCCGGTGACGCGCTCGTGTACGTCAGACTCTGCCAGGGACTGAACTGACATGATCAAGTCCGCCATCGAGCATATGCGCGCGATACAGATGCAGAGCCTCGCCGCCGAAGTCGGCTACACGCCACTCGGCGGCGAGGCGCACACGATCCGTGCAGTCGTCGGGCGGACTGTGTTCCGTGCCACGGACGCGGACGGCATCTGGACGCGCGTGGAGACGCGGGACTTCATAGTTTCCAAGGAGCAGCTACCATCGGAGCCGCAGGTCGGCGACGAGATAGAGTTTCTCGGACACACATATGAAGTCCTGTCGCCCGCCGGCGAACCGTGCTGGCGGTGGAGCGACGCGTTCCACACGGCGTACAGGATTCACGCGAAGAACACGGGAGGATGACGTTATGGCCGAAAAGGAAGAACACAATCCGGGGATGCCGCCTGGCTTCCCCGAGCTGTGGGAGGGAGTGACGCGGGCGAGGATGGACATCGCCGAACTCAAGGGGATGGTGAAGATGCACTTCGCAGACGGGGCGCACCACACGCCGCCCTGCGCAACGGCGACGGGTCTTCAGAAGACCCTGCACGCGGCGATGGGAGCGGCGATAATCTCGCTTCTCTCGGCGGTCGGGACGCTCATCTTCGACATCGTAAAGGGAATGTCGCAGTAGCGGCGGAAAAGGAGGCGCAATATGGTCGACATCATTTCGCTTGCGCACGGCGTTGCCGAGAGGATCGGCGAGGCGGACGCGGAACTCGCTCCAGAATACTCCCTCAAGGATGTGAAGGAGAAGACGCGTATCGTCGTGGTTCCCGTAGGTATAAAGCACAAGATGCTGGCGCGCGGCTTCAGGGAGGACTTTCTCACGATACACGTGGGCGTCCTCCGCAAGACGACGGAAGACGAACTCGTCGACCTCGTAAACTACGCGCAGACCCTCGCGCTCGACTTCCTGCACACTACAGTGCGGGGCGCGAAGTGCGTCGAGGCGAACCATACGCCTCTTTACGTCCCCGACCACATGAGGGAGAGGCGTCAGTTCACGGGCGTGATCGAACTCCTCTTCAAGGAGGTGAACGAGCATCGCGTGCCGGAAGGAGGCTAATGAAGTGCGAGGTCGAGTTCGACGAGGACGGACTTGTCGCGAGGATCGCGAGGGCGAGCCGCGACATCCTGCGCCGCGCGGGGGCGTATGTCCGCCGCGTCGCGCAGAGGAAGGTCGTGACGAGCCCCAAGGCGTCGCTGCCGGGGTCGCCTCCGCGTTCTCGGAAAGGACTGCTCAAGCGGGCAATCCTCTTCGGTTCGGACGGAGACAAGTCCGTCCTAGTCGGCCCCGGCTTCAACTTCGTCGGGCCTTCAATGTCCGCGCACGAGTTCGGCGGGAAGTACCGCCGCGAGCGGTATCCGAAACGCCCCCTCATGGGTCCCGCCCTCAAGGAGTCGGCGCCCCGCCTCGCAAAGCTGTGGCAGGACGCGGTGAAGTGAATTACGGTCAACAAAGGAGAAAATCAAATGGCATACAAACTTGGATTGGATGCGCAGCTCTTCCACGGCGCGGCCGGTCAGACGGCGACCTCGGAGATGAAGAACTGCAAGGACGTGACGCTCAACCTGGAGACGGGCGAGGCGGACATCACGACCCGCGCGGCCGAGGGCTGGCGAATCACGGCGGCGACATTGAAGGACGCGTCGCTTGAGTTCGAGATGGTCTGGGACACGGCGGACGCCGGGTTCAAGGCGATCAAGAACGCCTACTTCAACAACACCGCCATCGCCCTGTTCGCCTCCGATGGCGACGGAAACGGACTCGACGCCGACTTCGTCGTGACATCGTTCTCGCGCTCGGAGCCTCTGGAGGAGGCTTTGACGGTGAGCGTCACGTGCAAGCCGACATTGGTGACGCGTCCCCCGACATGGAAGGACGGCGGCGGCAACGGCGGCTGACAGTAGCAGGAAAGGAGAAGAGGCATGAGACAGTTTACCGACACGAAGGGGCGCGTCTGGGACGTCGAGCTGAACGTCCGCCAGATGAAGCGGGTGCGCGACGCACTGGGGATCGACCTCGTGAACGTCATACAGGCGGGCAAGGACGGAGCGGTTGCGACCGACACCCTCGACAGGGTGGCGAACGATCCGATCCTCCTCGTAGACATCCTGTGGGTTCTCTGCGAGGGGCAGGCGAAGGCGGCCGGGGTGACCGATGACGACTTCGGCTCGTCCCTCGCTGGGGATTCCATTTCGGACGCGACGAGGGCGTTTCTCGACGAACTCGTCGATTTTTTCCCAGGGGCGAGGCGGCTCTTCCTGAAGAAGGCGGTCGACCTCGCAAGGAAGTTCGAGACGGAGAATGCGGAAATGCTCGAAAAGGCTCTCGCGAGCCCAGAGTTCGAGGAGCGTCTGAAGACCTCCTTGAAACCGCCTGCCGCCTCGCGGGAATCTGCGGAGTCGACCCCGGCTCCTTCACCTTGAGGGATCTGGGGCTGATGGCCGAGGGACGGGCGAAGTTCGAGTGGGGAATAGCATCCTCGCAGATGGCTTTGCTCGCCAACCTGAACCGCGATCCGAAGAAAGGAAAGCCGTTCAAGCCGTCGGACTTCAACCCGTTCACTCCCGCGCCGCCGAAGATAGTGCTTCGCGGCGAGGAGATGAAGGAGGCGCTCAAGGCCGCGTTCTGCAGGGGAGGTGCCAGATGACGGACATCGTTAACCCTGCATACGCGGTCGAGAGGCTCAAGATTCTCGCGGAGGACATCCGCAAGGTTGCCGGGTGGCTGCGCCAGCACCACCCGGCGGAGTACGAGAGCCGGGAACGGCTCGGGATGATGGAACACGCAGCGGGCGTGTTCCTCGAAGAGGAGAAGTGAAAGGAGGAGTTTCATGTCTGCGACTGCGAACATAAAGGCTGGACGCGCATATGTCGAGGTGACGGCTGACTCCTCCAAGCTCCGCAGGAGCCTCGGCGAGGCGCAGTCGCAGCTCCGTTCCTTCTCCAAGTCCTGCACGGCGATAGGGCGCGAGATGCTGGCGCTCGGCGGCGCGATGTCGCTTCCGTTCGCATTGGCGGAGCGGTCGTTCGCGGGCTTCGACGACAGGATGAGGCTCGTGCAGGCGGTCACGAACTCGACGGGCGAGGCGTTCGAGTCGCTGACGAAAACGGCGCAGAGGCTGGGGCGGGAGACGCCCTTCACCGCGCAGCAGGTCGCTGACGCGATGGTCGCGCTTGGTCGAATGGGATTCGACAGGACGGAGATCGAAGCCTCGATCTCCTCCGTTTTGAATTTGAGCCGTGCAACAGGCACGGAACTCGCGGAGTCCGCCGACATCGCGGCGAACTCTATGCGCATCTTCGGGCTTGAGGCATCGAAGATGACGCAGGTGACGGATGTGCTTACGGCGACCGCGAACGGTTCGGCGCAGACTCTTACCGACCTCTTCGAGGGGCTCAAGGTGGCGGGGCCGCAGGCTGCCGCCGCCGGCGAGTCGCTCGAAGAGCTGTGCGCGGCGCTCGGCGTCATGGCGAACATGGGCGTCAAGGGTTCATTGGTTGGCACGGCGCTTCGCAAGGCGTATGTGCAGTTCGCGGACGTCAATGTGCAGAAGACACTCCGCGAGGTCTGGGTCGAGGCGACGGATTCGAGCGGCAACCTCCGCAAGATGGCGGAGGTGATGCGCGACATCGCGGTGGCCACGAAGAAGCTCCCGACTGCCGAGCGGCTCGCCTTCATGAAGGACGTGTTCGACGTTCGCGGAATGATGTCCGGGATGTCGCTCACGAAGGACATCGGCGAGCTGGACGAGTTCCTTGCGAAGCTGAAGGACGTCTCCGGCCAGGCCGATGCGACCGCAAAGGCTATGGACGCGGGGATAGGCGGGTCGTTCCGCCTCTTCCAGTCGGCTGTCGAGGGCGCGATGAACGCGACAGGCGAAGCCCTGAACTCCACCATCAAGCCGATGGTCGAGCGGATAACCGCAGTAATAAACTCTTTCACGAAGTGGATCGAGGCGAACAAGGGACTAGTCACCTCCATTGCGGTGACGGCGGGCTCGATAGCCGCGCTTGGGGCGGCGCTCCTGACGATAGGCACCGTGAACCGTGTGCTTTCGGGCGGCATCGGCGCCATGTCCGGCGTGTTCTCCGCGTTCGCCGGAGTCCAGGCGGCACTTGCGGGCAAGGGCGTACTCGTCCAGGGGGCGTTCTCGCTCATGGCGAGGGCGTTTGCGGACTACAGGAACGCGGCGATACCGGCTATGGTCGGAACATCGCGGCTTCTCGCCGCCCTTAACCTCCCGATAGACAGCCGCGCGAAGCAGATAGCGGCGAGTCTCGTCCTTATGTCGAACGCAGAGGCGGCTGCGGCGGCGAAATCCGCCATCGCCAGCCGCTTCGCGGCGGTGACGGCGGCGCTCCAGGGGCTAAATTCGG